TATCCCAGCCAGTTTCATAAGCTGGACCGTGAGAGTTCGATTCTCTCTCCCGCAACCAAACTTCAAGGAGATGAAATGATTGCGCAAACTATTACTTGGAATAATAGTAGCACTGCTGGTAATTAGCCCAGTAGCAGCAGCACCGGCAGACCCGTATGATTTTGATTCGTACGTTATACTTAGAGAGGACCCTGCCACACTTAATTATGGTGATACAGTTTCTTTTAACGTACGATTTCCACAAGAAGCTGCAAAACATAAGAGGGCGCCACAATTTGAAGAAGCTCCGATAATTCAAATCAACTGTTTCCCGTATGAAACAGGTACTTGGGATTATTTAGCTCAGACATGGACCGAGGACCGTTGGAAAGTAACTGGTGGATGGGAAGGTTACACCTATCCTAGACCTTTAAATAGTTATTGGCCAAGGGATGGAAGAAAATGGTTGAGTGGTGGGGCTAGTTGCTCGGCTATTTTGTTTAATGCTAACATAGAAAATGGCCAGCTAGTATTTGATGTTTGGGCAACGACTCGATTTACTGTAGCTCCGTAAGGGGCTTTTATTTTTTACTTGGAGAATTTTATGGATGAATATACTGAGGGAAAGATTAAAAAGCTCAAAAATCTCCGCATGTTTAAGGATAAAACAGATGAGCAGATTATTGAGTACCTGAAGTCCCGCCCTCCAAAGATTATACGAGAGCCGACTGAAGATAGGGCGTACAACGCCAGATTTGTCGAAAAGTTCGAATCACTTAAAAATGAGTATGGTTTGGATATGAATAATTCTAACGATATTGAATCATTAAGTCAATTAGTAAGACATATGATTCAGCTTGAAAATATTGATAAGCAAATCATTGAGCTACAAGCTCAAAAAGAATACGATATGGACAGTTCTAGGCTTCTTAAAAATTTAGGAGATTTTCAACGAACTGTTGTTACTTCTGTTACCGAATTGCAGGACCGCTTAGGAATAACAAGAAAAATACGTAAAGAAAAACAAATCGATGATATTCCTCAATATATAGGAGGTTTAAAAAAGCGTGCAAAAGAATTTTTTGATAAAAAGACAATTAGTGTGCGCTGTAATAAATGCGAAATAGAATATGCTCGCTTTTGGCTAAATTTTCCCCAGCTTACAAAGAGCCTTTCAGCAGAGATTGAATGCTGGCACTGTCATGAAGCTGTTATCTTTGCTAAGTAGGTGACTAAATGAAAGAAGAAGTATGGGAAGAAGGCGAATGGGAATTCGTTCAAATCCTTGAAAATCCCGTTCTTTTTCGTGAGTTTATCAACGAAGGTGATGAGAACTGGAATGGTCTAGAAGAGCATGAAAGAGCTTGGACAGCCTGTACATCGCATTTTGTTTCTCTGTGTTGTGGACGTGGCGTACATAAAACAACTTCGATGATAGAAATGCTTTATTATTGGATGATAAATGGGATGTTTATCCAAGGTGACCAAGGTTTATTTGTTCTTGTTCCTAATAAAGCTCAAAAGGACCCGACATTCTTTAGAATTAGAGCAGCTTGTTTAAGCCATTGGTTAATAAAACAATTTGTTAATACAAATTCTATAAATGTAACTGAGGGAAAAATAGATTTTGTAAACGGATTCCAGTTTCTTATGCGCATAGCTGGTGCCGCTGGCTCTGAATCAAACGTTATTGGCCTTCATACTTATCGAATATGGGTAGATGAGGCACAAGCTATTCCTTGGAGAACGTGGTTATCTTTACAAAACTGCTTAAAAGACGAAATAGTCGGTTATCAGATGCTTGTATCTGGTGTTCCAAATGGTGAGCGCAGAGAAAATGTTCTTTATGAAACAGACCAATTAGCCGATAAGTATACTACATTTAATACTCCACAAACTGTTATGAGTTGGTGGACTCCCGAGATGGAGTTTGAAAAACGCAAACAATATCATGCTATTCAAGAGGATAGCGAGGATTATAAACATTATGTTCTTGGGCAACATGGTGTTCCCACATTTTCCGTGTTTGACCGTATAAGATTCTTGAAGGAAGATTATGATGTTCAGCGTTTAATATTGACTCAACATATGTTTGATAGCACTAAGCGCCCGGATATTGATGGTACTATACGTTATCATATTAACGAGGTAGTTATGTGTCCTCCTGTCCCTATTGAATTGGGGCAAATGCCCAAAATAGGTTTAGGATATGATGTTGGGTATTCCCCTGACCCTGCCGTGTTTTTTGTCATGTACGAAGATGTACGTACAGGGAAATGGAAAAACTTAGCAAGATATGTTTTACAAAGAGTAGAATATGCAATTCAGAGAGAAGTTTTAGCATATTTAGACAAGATATACAGTTTTAATTTCTTAGGTATAGATATGGGCGGGCCGGGAAAGGTCCAGTATCAAGATTTGGCAGGAGAATTAAGCGAATACAAACCACACAATTTTATGGAGCGTTTGTATCCCGTCGAATTCGGAGGATTCATGTTAGTGGCTGCTCAAGATAGTGATGGGGAAATTATTGAAAAGAAAGATAATGTAAAACGTGTTGCAGTGGAAACTGTTTCTCGATGGGTACATGAACATAGATTTTCATTTTCTATCGAGGATGATAACCTCATGTCTGAGTTAGAGCGAACAAAGTTTACCAGAACGAATTCAGGTGAACCTATATATCGTACAGATGATGACCATCAATTTGCTGCAATGATGTGCGCAATAATGGCATATGAACATAAGTATGGTTCTCCGATTATATTTGAAAAGATTACACCAACACCTAGATTATTGTCTGCAAAATGGTTAGACACCTTTTCAGGTAAATTAGTAGGAGCATAAATGGAAGAAGTATTAACAAAAATAGAACCCGTTGTTGCAAAATTTAGATTAGCGAAAGCAACTGCTTTATCTGCCCAACCTACGTTTGGGGAGGGTACTTTTTATTTTCCTAATAGTAGTGCCGATTCGTATCTTCAATCTACGGGACTTATCGCTGAGAAATTGATAGTTCCCAAGGAATACCATAAAGTTGTGCGAATGTGTTATGACTTCTACCAAAGAGGAGGAGTCGTTACTACTGTTATTAATAGGTTGGCCGAATTTTCTATAACCGATATTCGCAACGGACAGCGAAAAACAACCGATGAGGCTAATGACTATTTTGAGGCCGTTCTTCATAGAAAGCCTTCATATTTAATGCGATTTTTAAATACTGCTGCTTTGGAATATTTTCTTTCAGGATTGATTATTCCGCGAGTAGATTGGGAAGAGATTATTGGTTCAGAATTGAGTCCAAGATTAAAAGCAGGAAAGATGTATAAGGTCCCCGTGTTTGACTTATATCCACCTATGTTAGTTGAAGTTGAGTGGGCAGGATGGGGAAAAAAGACATACTTTCTTAAAATACCTTCCTCTGATGTTCGATTAATACGAGCGGGGGGAAGTAAGATAAAAGCTCAGCAATTAAAATATGAAATGTGGAAAAATACTTATCCAATGTTAGTTACTAGTATAGTTAGTGGTAGCGACCGCATACAATTGATTGATGCTGACCCTATCTTACGTAAAGAGTTTACATATACCCAATATCCTACACCATTTTTAGAAAATGCTTTGGAAGCCATAGTATTTAAGCAGCAACTTCGAAGAATGGATTTTGCCGTAGCTTCTAGAGTTATCAACGCTATTTTACTTGTTCGTGAAGGAGATAGAGATTTCCCATTAACTGAAGAAACAAGAGAAAATTTAGATGACTTAAAAGCTCAAATTCTTGCTCGTTCTAATAATCCTAGATTATTGGAGCGGCTGTTTGTTTTGTTTTCTAATCACACGACACAGCTTGAATGGATAACTCCTGATGTTAGTGCTATGTTGAATCAGGATAAGTATCGACAAACAAATGAAGAGTTACAGGAAGCTTTAGGCTTTACAAGAATTTTAATTACGGGGGAAGCAAGAGCGTCGGAAGCTGCCGAAGTTTCCACATATGCTGTTCAGCCTCAAATGGAACAACTTCGTTCAATGCTTAGAGAATGGGTGGTTACCATTTATGAGCAAGCTTCTGAAAATAATGGATTTAGAAATACGCCTGTTCCTGCTTTCAAGCCTATACGCCTTCAAGATTATATCAAGACTGCTGCTGTTTTCCAACAAGCGTTTGCCGAAGGAAATCTTTCTCGTACTACGAGAGCCGAATCTATTGGAACTGATTTTGAGACTGAAGTTGAGCTAATGAATGATGAGAAAGACTTGATGGAAGGCTTACCAGCTTTCCCACCAATGCCATATAGCCCATTGCCACCCGGTATGACCCCCGGTGGCAACGGTAGACCGATTGGTAGTCAAAATGTTCCTATTAATAAAAGAAATACTGGTGTAAAACCAAAAGGACAGAAGCCCGTTTCTAGGGTAAAGGCTGCATCTGTTGACGATATTGAGTTAATGGAAGATGCGGATGTTATAGATTTAATGAGCAAAATTGCTAATGAGAGAGGTTTAAAAATTACCTTAGAAATGTTAAATGATAAAGAAGAATAATTATTGCCCAAATATTGATAGTATTTGAGTATTACGAATATGGTAGAACATTCTATTGTTTCAATTTTATGGAGGGACCACGTTCATGTCGAAAGGTCCCCTATGGTAAAAAATCCCGATAAGGAGATAACGTTAACACTTTCGGTTGGCATATTATATAAAGAAACGAAAAAGACAATTACCCTTGTGTCTGAAGTTGAACGTTATAGTGATAAAGATGATGTCACATATCTTATTATACTTAAGGATGCGGTAGAGGCTGTTAAAGAGTATGGAAAAATTAAGTTAAAAAAACTTCAAACATAAGGGGGAATTTAAATGCTAGATGATTTCACTAACCAGCTTACACAATTACAGCCGTATTTACCGTATTTGATTGTGGTTCTTGCTGGAATTTATGGAGCAAAAAAGCTGGGTATTCCCAATCAGGTGGAAAAACTTGTATCAACACTTAAAGACCTTGTTGAGATACAGTCTAACAAAATTCAAGAGTTAGAGAACATACATGAGATAGATAATGACAAGATAGCATCATTAGAACAGCGTGTTAATGACTTGGAGCAATTGGTAATTCATCAAGGCAAGTTGATTGAAGCTCTTATAAAAAAATTACAAGCTCCGGTAAAAATAGTAAACATAAATGACCCCGAATGGGCAAATCTGCTAAAAGAGAGTGAGGATATCGAAACCTTTAAACGCGGTATTTTAGAGGCGAAAGAGGATTTTGAATAAAGGTGGTGAATAATGAGAAACGTTATTTGGACATCTGCTATAGCAGAATTAACGGAGATTTCTTCGGATAATTTTAGTAATCCCCTTCTTACTGTTGCTAAATTTATATTTGCTGACGATAAGGGAAATGTAAATAGGCAAGGTATAGAGGTAACTGATTTCCCAGCTATAGCACAATCTGCTATCGACATGCCTGTTAAAATGAGTTTTTCAGAAACGGGTGCAGGAAATCATTATGGTTCAATTCCCATTGGACATATAAAAGCTATGGAAACAGTTCAAGAAAATGATGTAAATAAATTGATTGCTACTGCTGTTCTATATGCGGATGAATATCCAGACGAAATTAACTTCTTAAAGGATGCTTACGCATCTGGTAAAGCTCCGGGGATTTCTTGGGAACTTAACTATAAGTCCAGCATTGTACGTGATGGTATTGAATGGTTAAAAGAAATCGTTACTAAAGCTGCGACATTTGTGAAAGTTCCTGCATATGGCTCTAGAACACATCTTTTGGCTCTAGCTTCTGCTGAGGATAATACTTTAGTAGAACTAGCGAAAGAAATTTTACTTCAGGCCAATATTAAGGAAGAACCTAAAGATAAAGGAGGTAATAAAGTGGAGAAAGAAGAATTGGAAAGAAAGCTAGCTGAGGCTACTGCTGATGCTGCTTCCAAGGATGCAGAGATAGCGCGTCTTGGTACGGTTATTACAGAAAAAGACGCTGCTTACGAAGAATTGAATAAAAAGGTACAGGCTATGGAAAAGGCAACGCTTATTGAGTCTCGCACTCATAAGCTTGTTGAAGCCGGATTCACTCTAGAGGCTGATGCTGAAAAGCTAGCTAAGAAAAAGGAATTTTGGGCTTCTCTTTCGGAAGAGGCATTTAATGAATATGTGGAAGATTTGAAAGCTGCTAAAGCAACTGCTAAGCCTGCTATAGCTTCACATAGAACAGTAGAAGGTCTACCAAAGCTAGCACTAGCTGAAGTGGATGGCACTGATTTTGAAACCCTAAAGCAAGATATGAAAAAGCTTGCAAGAAATTCCCAATAAAAGGAGGTAAGAGTGAATAATGGCAAATGCAATTGATTCTGGAAATCCTGTTAGTACAACTAAATTCATCGTAAATAAGTACGATGATATTGATGGTAGTAGAGCTAGTCAGGAAACTCCGCGTGGTCGTCTATGCTTCCGTGATACAAATGGACGTATGACTTTACCTCGCACATTAATAGAAGCTAAGAAAGCGGTATTTCCCGTAGATTGGGCTAAGCCGCTTAATCCGGGTCCTTATTTCGATGGTGCC